ATGCTCTTGTGTTAGCAGGTATCTAGTGTCGTTGTTGTTGCCGTTTAGGTTCTCGACAGTTACCGCTCGCTCCTGTCCATCGTTGAACACGAAAGTAACACCTCCGTTATTCTCAACATCTGTTAATTCAGCGCTTAATTCGTCAACTATTTTCCGCATGTCCTCATCGCTGTCCGGCTTGCCGTTGTTGAGGTTTACAATAGTGTTGTTTTTCCATCCGTTCACAACCTCCGACAGATGAAACTTATTCATTTGAATATCAGCAACGATAGAGTTTATAGCGCCGTTGTATTTTGGGATTGGAAAAGTAGATGTTGTTAGCTTCTTTCCCTTGCCTCCAACCTTGACCTGTTTAGCGGGTGTTTTAACGTACATTACACACTGTTCGTCGTTATCGCTAAGATGAAATATTGAAGGGTAGATGCGGTGCCCTGTCTTCTCCAACGACTGCGAACTTACGCCCCAGTTCTCACTATATTCAAACGTGATAAAATGTTCATCTGGTCGCATCAACTCAGGGGCAAGCGTACTAACTGCCCACAATCCCGTTGGCTGCTTTTTAAACAGCAGATAAAAGTACTCTTGAACCTCGTAATCTAACGCCACCGAGTCAACAACCTCATCAAGTGTAAACCTACTGCCCTCGTTTGCTTGTATCTGTTCGTTTTGCGCGGCCATAGCGCCTGTAACTTCTACGCCGTCACCAAATACAAAGACTTGCTTTTGATTTACAATGCCTCCGTGTATGGGTGAATCATAGTAGTAACCCCAAAGTGTTTGTGGGTAAAGGTTGTCTTTGCCGTACTTTACAAGGCCGTCCTTTACTGTTTCAACTGGCTGCTCAATCGTCGCCTTTCTAAATGCAACGTGCGCCGCTGGGATTAACTTATTCTGGTTTGTAGACGTTTCCATTTAATGTCGCTTGATATGCTGCATTTGCACTAGTTGATTCTAATACTTTGGCTTTGCCAACTTCTACGAGTTTGCCGCGTGTGTAATCCGTATCATCGGTATCGGGCATTTGATAGGCTTGATACCTGTAGTCTCCAACGTCGATAAACTCAACATCTGCTCCGGTATCTGTCCCTTCTGTTATCTCGAATTCGTTGTATCGTTCAGGGTGTGGTGATACATCCACGAGAAAAAATAAGTACTCCCTGTCGCCTTGATCTTTGTTGAATCTGAATAGCCAGTTTTGCGGCGTGTCTTCATCGGCTAACTCGGTTAGCGTTAATGCTATTGTACTTGTACTGTCCTTATTTACTAGGATCGTCATCTTTCGCGGGGGCTACGTGCTTCACCTTAGTTTTTCGCTTTGGCTTTTGGGGAGTGTCTTCTTCGAATAGATTGTGGTGGCCATAGCCAATAAGTACGGCGGCGTTTTCCTCGGTAGCTTCTATCTGCTTTCCCAACATAGGGATGTAAATCAACGCGCCAATGTGTTCTTTTTTTAGTCTCTTCATTGTCTTAATCCAAAAAAAGGGGGTAAGCAATCTCACCCCCTTAAGTTAATAATAATTGCAGTCTAAGACGCTGGCGCAATCAATGATTGAACCATAGCCTCGCTAATCTTTCTAGCCTTCTTTTTCTCCTTGCTAGTAATCGTTAGTGTAGTTCCGTTCATGTCCTCGTACACCGTTCCAGATGCACGTTCACTCTGTGACTTGCCGCCATTTGTCATGTGCAACAACTCGTACGTACCATCTGATAATTGGTGGATGACTGCGTGTCTTCCCGCGTCGAGGTTTTCTACGTTTACAATAGTGTCGGCTGTGTTTCCGTGAAGAACCACCGTCGATGTATGCGTGTAAGCGTTAGAGCCTGCTACTTTTTCACCAACTGAACTATCTGTAAAGCTTGCTGTTTCTGCTTCAATGTTGAATGCAAACGCATACTTTCCTGATACTAGCGTCAAGTCAGTAACATTGCCGCCCGTGGTGTCGTATGTTGCAATAGTGCTTACGCCAGCGTCATCGCGCACCGGAAAGATGTAGACTTTATCCACACCTCCGGCCGCATCGCATGTGTAATCTTCTCCTGATGTTAATTCGCACATAGTTATAAGTTTATGATGTTGCAGTCAATCGAAGACGTACCCAGTATTGAGGCTGGATAAACTGAACGCCCCAACGGAACGAAGTTTCGACCTTCAATTTGTCGTCGTACTCATGGTATTTCTGCGATAAATCAATGTCGCTTTCAAGGTCAGTAGCAGCGAATGCGTAATCGAATGGCCACCCGTACATATTGCCCGTACCGTTCAATTCTGGCACAGTCATTACCGTGATGTTTGTTGTAGGCAATGTAAACATGATGCCTCCGTCGTCTGTCTCTGTGAATTCAACTTTGGCGCTGAAATCTTTATCTTTCCAAACATTGTCAAGGATGGCACGCGCCTCTTGGCGTCCAGTTAACAGAACGTAATTGAGGCCATCATCAAATACGACCTGTGGAATTGCATCGTATACCGACTTTGCAAGCGCGTAACCGTTGTCAATTGTCCACTCCGTTTCAGTTGAATACACGACATTTACATCTGGGTCGTTCTCGATCAGCTTCACAAATCCGTCAAAGTGCAAAAGGTCATCGTTTACTGATTGTGTATCGCCCAAGAAAGTGATGTTTTGAATTTTCTTGCGCACAATTCTACCAAGATATCCAAGTAGGATTTCTGATAAAACAATGTCGTCGTTCTGATTGGCTACACCAGCCTTATTTAAAAGCTGTGTATACTTGCCGTTCAAATCCTCGTTGCACAACTCGATGCCCATGTAGAGCAACTTGCTCGCAATGTCGCGATTTGGGAAAGAGATCGTACCGTCTGGATTAGGGGTACACCCTACTTTTGCTTGAAGGGACATATCGCCCGACAAAAGCTTGATTGTCTTGCTCCCTTTTACATCGGTCTCAAGCATCAAGCGGCTAAGGAATTCAGACGATTGAATTAAATCTGCAATGTACTCGGCTGACTGCTCATCAGTGTACGCGGGCACGTCGCTCGTGTCGTAGTTGAACTTTTGTTCAAGTGTCTTTTTAAGTGTTGCGCTCATGGCTACTTTTTGTTTTTAAGTAAGTCTTTGTAGGTTGTGCCACCATTGGCGCTCACCTTCTTTGGTGTGTAGTTGAATTTGCTGTTCATTGCCTTTTGCATGTGTGCAATGGTTTCCTTTTGCTTTGAGATTACCCCCTCAAGTTTTGCTTCAAGAGCCGTTAACTTTTCGGTTAGCTGCTCGTCGTAGTGTTCCATGAACTTCGCAAAGTTGTCAGCCGTGAAATCTTCGTCGTTCATTTCCGACTCTTCCACCTCTTCGAGTTCCGACACAACGCCGTTCTCATCGATTGTAATAACCCAGTTAACTCCATCCATCTCTACGGCGTAAGCTCCTGCGGGAGCAGGTAATTGTTCCTCTGATTCGTCAGTTACAAATACCGGAGTTCCTACCGCAAGGTCTCCTTCGTAGCTCAGTACATCGCCGTCTACGGTTGTTACTTCTGCCATCTCGACTACTGCGGGTTTTCCGAACTGGAAGCCTAGTAAGCTAAAGCCTTTCTTTTTCTTGCTCATTGTTTTTTTGTTTGCTTTGAAAATGTCTCTAATTACGCCGTCTGAATCAACTAGAATTCGTCGTCCGTCCTCTAGCATATATTCGCCGTCCATTACTTTCTGAACGTGGCTCTCTCCGGCTTCGTCAACCCAAGTAGTTGTAATCTCAGTGCCAACGTCGAACGTGTCTTGATCTACATCAATGTCCCATTTGTTGACCTCTTGGATAGTTCCAAACTTTCCTTTGGCCATTCGAAACCCTTTCTTAATATCAAGCGGTTCGATACTGTAATTGAAAATACCTTCGACACTAAAGCCGTTAAACTCTCCGCTCTTTACCTTGCTCCACACTTCGTCGTTCTCGATGTGGTACGATGCAATCCAAGTGCCGTCTTGAAGGTTCAAATCTTTGAACACCTCTGGCGCTTTCGGGTTTTTGTCACCGCCAATGATGTAGCTATCAACGATCTTAACACCCTCAACGAATCGGTGTTCGTCGTGCATTTCGTTGACCTCTCCGCCGCGCGACTCAAGCATGAACTTCTTTCGGATAGACTCAATAGTGTGGGCTTTAAAGACAATGTTGTGGGGCTCCTCTACCAATCCGTTAGCATTACGG